AGAATCATTTACTTGTAACTCATAATTAGGAGTTGATGTACCTATACCAATTCGATTATTACCTGCATCTACATAAAATAAATTAACCTCTGTATCCCCTTCAATTCTAAAATCTACATCTGCACCATCTTCATTAAATATTGTTGTAGCTCCTAGCTCCATCCTTTCTACACCGCCAGTAGCGACATTGAAAGTATCAGCGGCAGAACTAAAAATTCCTGTATTTAAATCATCCCTAAAAGCTAATGCTGGAGTACTTGCAGACCCATCCTCAAGAGTTAACGTGCCGTCAAGTTGTAAAAGTTCTATCCATGCGTTGTTTGCTGAGTTTCTTATTTTTAATATTCCTGTTGTAGTATCAGCCCACCACATATAAGCAGCCGTTGTAGATGGAGCCGAAGAACTACTGTTATTTGTTAATATTGCTTGTAATACGAGATTTATATCAGCCCTGACGTTAGCACCTGTAGAGTTGTCTATAACGTAATCGTGAGTTGCCATTACCTAATCCAATTTTTTACCTAAGTATATCCTACTTTAAAATTAACTACCACGCCCAAATCCTGTGGCAGCATATTTAAAATTTCTATCAACATGACTAGATCCATTCTTCACATCTATATCAAATCCTGTCGAACTGATGTTTGAGAGGGCGAAAAAATCACCTGACTGAGCATTTTCTATTGTTATACCGATTGATGGTAAAACTGAATTAGCTGCAATGCTAGTGCCAGACTGACCTGTAAAGAAACTGTTCGTAAATGTAACAGATTTTGTAGATGTTCCAGAGGATATCAAGCCATTTGTTGCCCCTGCGTTTCCAAGACTTGTTTCTGTTCTACTTTCTAATTCTGCTGTATAACCTAGCTGGTCTATTTCTATAGATTGTGCTGGGTCATCAGAATCCATTTCACATCTAAATTTAAACCCTCTTGCAACATAGACACCATTAACAAAAGGATTAAATTGAGTAAAGTTTGCTCCATAGGTGCAAGATGTTCCGCTTGATATGGTTGCACTTGTTGAAGTATTTACAATAAATGTTGATGTACTTGGAACAGAAACAATTTCAAAATTTCCATCTGTTGCACCACCAGCAGCAAAATCTATCACTACAAAATCACCGACAGAATATCCATGAGAACTTTTTGTAACTGTTATTTGTGTTCCGCTTTGTTCATAGGTTGCTGAGACTGATAAGTCAGGGTCAAGGTCAGTAGTAGCTACTAATAAAGAAGCACCTACATTAAATGCGGTTGCTTGGTCAAAATCTGTCCAAGTATCAATATTTGCTGTTCTTCTATCAAGCAGATCATTAGGGTAAAAACCCTGCGTTACAAAATGTCTAAGTAATTTTAAAGGCTGTCTACTTCCTAAATCTAAATTATTGGCAAACTCATAAGATCCTCCTGTTATATCAACAGCACCAATAAAATCAAAGTCTGCAATACTATCAAAATCTGTTTCATCATCTAATGTCACTAATGAACCAAGAACAAGACCATTAACATCATCACTAAAAAAACAATCATCTTTAACACCTTGAAAGGGTGGACTGTCTAAATCTTCTCTATCTGTTAAAACTGTAAGTTTGGGTAATGTATCGGGTAATGTTTGAACCACTGTGACAGAAGCATCACCAGAACTTAAGTTGCCTCCATCATCTCTAAATTTTAAATGATATGTGCCGTTAACAATATTAGGAACAATCGACTCGCTGACGTTTCCAGAAAGTGCGGGCAAAACGTCAACAGAATTAGTAAAAGTTGATCCAGTTGTAAGATTTGAACTGCGAATAACCACGTTTCCACCATGCAAAACGTCAACGTCTGTTGACTGATCAAAACGTAGTCGTACAAACTGGTCTGATAATGGTTCAATTTTTACATTTTGGACATCTGCTGGTAGTGCTGTTTTACCTACAGTAGTTGCAGTAATAGTTGATGGCTGAGTACTAGGGTTTCCCAAAGCATTGTAACTAAAAACCCTTATTTCATATGAACCTAATAATGTCTCAAAAATTGTAAAATCTGGTCTTGTTATTTTTTCTGAAATAAAATTTTCGTTTTTGAATCTATATTGAATCATATATTCGGTCACACCAGATACAGGTTGCCATTGAATAAATAATTTAGAAACAGCACGATTATTTAATACAACAATCTGTTCAGTAGCTTCTAGTGCACTTGGTGATGGTTTAAGTTCTGTTAAAGTTGTTATAGTTTTTGTTTGTAAAGTAGATCCATCTTCTACATTTGCATATTTAGATGGATTGTGAGCAACTGCTTGTATTTCATATTCAAGTTGATTTACTTCTTTAACTGAAAAAACTCTAAAAGTTTGCAATGACACAGAAGAATTTTCAATAACCCAAACAGAGTTTGCTTGAGGTACAGAAGAAAATGCAGATGATACAGTAATAGTAGTTCCAGAAATACTAGATATTGTTTTTGTTTCAAGAGTACCGTCTGACAATATTACAGATAATGTTGCTGAACCTGATGATGTCAAATCAGTATTATTAGAGTCATCTACCACTATTTGCGTTGTTGAAACTCCTGTTTTTATCCTTCCACCTCTTCTAACCCCTGCTCTCATAGGGTCTTGTACAGATATAATTGTTCCAACTCTTACTATTGTTCCAGATTCTATTGAGGTTTTAAATGAGCAGATTTCGGCCTCATTTGACTGTGTGTATAAAAACCATTTACCAAGTCTTGCAGCTTGACCTCTGGAAGTTGTAGCAAATCCTTTTAAATTTCTAACAACAACACCATATTTAGCTTGTAAAGCTGTATCTTCTACAGTTTCATAATCTATAGATTGTGTTTCATTATCAAAGTATCCAACATTAACAACAGTTGCTTTTGTTGATTTACTAGCATTTGAATATGAAAAACCTTCTGCTGTTATATTGCTGAGATTGTAGATATAGCTTGGATCAGTGGGTCGATCCTGAGATATATTTATAACTCCCGCACTATAAAATGGCATCACTCTCATTACAGAAGAAAGATCATTTATTAATGAATATGCGTCACGCTGAGTATTCAAAACTACATTTGTTGAAAATCTTGCCTCAGTACTCCCAGTCCCTGTCATATCGTCTATTTGCTCAGAACAGTAAACAGAAGCTGAGTAAAAACTATAAACATCTAATTGAGTTGTATCTATGTGATCTCCAAAACCTTTTGAAGTTGTTAAAAGGTCATACAAAACCCATGCTGGATCATTTGAATATTCCTTTTGGGATTTAAAAGTACCGTTAAAAGTACCAGAATACTCAATAGAACCATCAGTTCTAACAGTGCCATTATGAGGAATATTTATAAGAGTTCCTCTGACCTTGTACATTCGGGAAGGGACGGAAGGAAAAGTTTCAGCATCAAAACGAATAGCAATGTGGGCAGAGTCAGGATAAGAATTAGATTCATTAATTATTTCTGTAAAAGATGACCATTGAAAAGAATCATTTAAAAATGAATCAGTGCTGTCATCAGTTGTTCTATTTACTCTGATTGTTACAGGAAAGCTAGTGCCAGATGGAAGATTAACCTTATAGTCTCTAAAATAAGTACTTGCTGCTCTACCTTTTACTGTATCTGTTATAACTGTTTGAGTTGTGCCATCATTTTCTATTGTTTGAATTGTAAGAGCTACCTCTGCTCCATTTATGTCTCCATTATCTTCAAACTTTTGTAGTTGAGGAAAAGCAATAGTTACTCTTACAGCATCGATATTTGTATCTGTGATTGATCTAGAAACAGGTGTGTTTTTTGTAACTGTTACACCTACAGAAGTTTCTGATTCACTAGCAGTAATACCAGCTATGGCTGTCTGGTTTAATACTCCAAATCTAGGTTCAAATGTAATATTTTGAAAGTTAAAGTCAGTATCATCTGGACTTGTGCTAGCTGCTTGTTGCAGCACTTGAGTACCGTTGAGAAATACATCTTTCAAAGCACTTGTGTTGTATTCTGTTGAACCCTTAGAGCCAGTAGCAGAGGGGAATCCTGAGATAACTCCTTCTGAAATTAGGTCAATCAGCGTTTGAAACTGTTTTGATGCTAAAGAGTCTGAGGGTAAATCTGGATTTGTTAATCCAGTAATTGTTGTAAAAGGGGAAGAACCCGAAGATGAATTGCCTGTACCCATTATGCTGTACCCTCCACCTGAACTGTATCAATACCAGAACTGATTACAATAGATCCAGTAAAGACCTCTCCATAAATTATTGGAACAGGTACTCCAGCCCTCGAAGTATTAAGAATTGAATTAAAACCAAAGTTAGCTTGTACATTTGGGTCATTATCCGATAAAGAGTCAGAGGCATTAAAATTTGGAACCTTTGGGGTTGGTGCAATGATACTTGTAACTCCATCAATAAGCATTGATGTACCCACCACAGATAATCCACTTGCAACAACACCACCTATAGCTGTTGAGAAAAATCCAGCAGTAACACCACCTAAAACAGCACCTGATCCAATACCACCTAAAACAGCACCCGCGACAATACCTTTAGCACCCACAGCAACAGGAATAATTTTTATATCTCCATCACCTCTAATCTCTAACAAATCCTCTGTTATTTCTAAACCACCCATTTTTATTTTGTACAACTGATTTGTCATATGATTTTCAACTTCTGGAAAGTTTGCAATTAAAAAAGCAAAAGCCTGTCTTGGATTATTTACAGCAACTTCAAAATGTGACTGACCTAAAAATTGTCTTAGCCTTCCATAAACTGTAAGTTTTCTAAGCTGCATATCTAAAAACTTTTTTTGTGGCTTGTATATATTTTAAATCATATATCTCTCTGCAACTCAACTGTTTTATGTTGTGATGAAAAATGGTTTGATTGCCAATATACAAAGCAACATGATTTAGCTTTTCTTCTGCCCCTTCCATCAATAAAACATCATTTTCTTGTATTTCATCTTTGCTTACTTCAACAAATCCAGATCCAGTCAACACTTTTTCAAAATATGGATTATTTGCAAATGTTTTTAAACTTTTAGGTCTAGGCCAAAATTTTAATTTTATTTGTTTTTTTTCTAAAAAATAATCTGTTATCAATGACCAGCAATCATGTTTACCCCAGATCCATGTTCTACCAAAAAGTCCAGACTTATATCCACTAGGTTTAAAATTATACCAATCTTTTTGTTTTACGCTATATATATAAAAAGGTAAACCCAAATGTTCACAAGATGCTTTGTCAGCTTCAGATGGTAGGGCAGATCCATAAGTATGAGAGTGAACTATACCAATAAGCTCTCCTTGATCCTCACATTCAGCCCATGAATCAGGACACATTACAAAGTATTCGTCAGGAGTCTCTGATAGGTTTTCACAAGGCCAGAAAGTTTCTTTGCCCTTAATTATGGCTAACAAACCACAACACTCTTTTGGAAGGCACTCAACAGCATATTCAGCAGCTTTATCTTTCCAAGTCATGTAAAAGTACCAACAGAGGGAAAATCTTTTCTAGTAACTTGTCTTTTTGGTGCTCTTATATTCTCTAAATCAAGTGCAGAAACACATTCAAACTGTACAACTTCTCTATTTT